AAGCGGACATTCAGGCCCTTAGGCCAAAGCGTAAAGCAGGCAACAAAGCAGGTCACAAGCAGGCAACCGTTGCCGACGGTTTAAAGACTCTTATAACGGAGAAAATTTCCGACCAAGAGAACATCATTCGTTTTAGCGACTATCGCAAGCCTCCAACGGAGCGCCCGCTATGAATGATTTTTTCACCCAAGGATCAGGTATGATTTTACGCCCGCATCAGGTCAAGGCGATTGACGGGCTGCGTTCATCATTCTCTCGTGGATGCAAAAGGCCAGTGCTTCAGCTTGCCACTGGTGGTGGTAAGACGTTCATTGCTGCTTCTATCATTAACCTGACATGGAAGAAGAACCCTAACGCTCGTGTTGTCTTTGTGGTTCCAATGCTGAACCTGATTGAACAGACCATTGCGGCTTTTGGTCGTGAGGGTATTCACGATATTGGCATAATTCAGGCAAACAACACCAAGAACAAACATGCACAAGTGGTGATTGCTTCGGCTCAAACATTGGTCAACCGTGGCGATGACGTGCGGGCCGATCTGTTTATTGTCGATGAGGCGCATATTCGCAGCGAGGGTATCCTGAAGCTAATGCGCGGCAATCCAAACGCGCGGTTTGTTGGTCTGACTGCTACCCCGTGGCGTGTAGGCATGGATACTGAGTGGGATGATTTGGTTGTTGCGGCGACAAGTTCGGATCTGATTGAAGCGGGCTTGCTGTCTGATTTTGTGGTGTATGAGGCTGACATTCCTGACATGTCGGGTGCTAAGCTGCGCAAGACCAAGGACGGTGATTACGACTATTCCGAAAAGGACGCATCAAAGGCTATGAAAGCCATTGTCGGAAACGTGGTGCACACTTGGCTTGAGAAGGGCCAGAACCAACCGACATTGCTTTTTGCGGTCGATTGCTTGTCTGCCAAAGACTTTCAGCAACGGTTTCAGGCGGTGGGTGTTGCGGCTGGCTACATGGATGCAAACACCGACAAGATAGAGCGCGAGCAAATCAAGCGCGACTTTGCAAACGGTAACATTCGGGTGGTGTGCTCGGTGCGCACGATGACAACAGGAGTTGATCTGCCTGTTGGGTGTATTATCGACGCGGCCCCGACTGCCTCTGAAATGTTGCACGTTCAGCGGATAGGGCGAGGGCTTCGGGTTAATCCTGGCTGTGGTGATGAGCATGGGCGGTGCATTGTGCTTGACCATGCTGGAAACACCACGCAACGGGTCGGCTTTGTGACGGACATTCACTACGACACGTTCCTGAGCGGGGATCAGGCGGGCAAGAAAAAGCGCAATAAGCCATTGCCGAAGCCCTGCCCTAAGTGTGAGGCTGTCATGCCTCCACGGGTCTCTATCTGTCCTGCATGCGGGCATGAGCGGAAACTACCGCCTGTAGAGCGGGAGATTGAAGGCGACTTGCAGGAGAGGTCACGAGACGGGAAAAAGACCGTGGCGACTATGGCAGAGAAACAACGGTTTTGGTCAATGGCGCTTTGGCTTGATGATAGCAGGGGGCGCGGTGGTAAGCTGGCAAAGGGGCTTTACAAGGGCAAGTTTGATGTTTGGCCTAAAGGCTTGTTTGATAATCGTGTGCCAGCCGATCAAGCGTTTTTGAATTATGAAAAGTCAAGGCGAATTGCTTTTGCCAAAATGAAAGAAGCCGAGAAGGTGAAATTAGGGGGGATTGCTGCGTGAACATTCAACAGACAAAAGAGGCAGCACGCGGAAAATGGCGCGGCATCCTGATCTCAATGGGCGTCGGTGAAGCGCACCTGCACAAGAAGCACGGGCCATGCCCTCTATGCGGTGGCAAGGATCGGTTTCGATTTGACAACCAAGGCGGCGACGGGACGTGGTTTTGCTCTAGCTGCGGTGCCGGTGATGGCTTCCATCTTGCACAAAAGGCAACGGGCAAAGGTTTTATGGACGTTGTGAGGGAAGTTGCGGAAATTGTTGGCACTGCTGAAATGCCGATCGATGCTATCCCGAAAGAGCGCACCGACGATGACGTGAAGGCGGCAAACCGCAAGATTTGGGTTGCAACGCAAAAGATGGAATTGGGCAATTTGGCTGATGTGTATTTGCGGCGTCGTGGTGTTGGGCAACAGAGTTACGTCAAGGATTTGCGGTTTGCTGCGTCGTTGTGGGATGGCGATGGCGGGCAACGTCCTTGCATGGTTGCTTTGGTCCGTGATCCTGAGGGCAATCCTACAAGCCTGCATCGAACGTTTTTGGCAAAAGATGGATCGGATAAGGCTGAAATGGCAAGCCCTCGCAAGATGAGTGCTGGAACGGTTGCTATTGGTTCCTGCATCCGATTGATGGACTGGAACGGTAACGGGCCTCTTGGCATTGCTGAGGGCATAGAGACGGCTTTTGCCGCGGCTAATCAATTCAAAATGCCTGTGTGGTCGGCAATAAATGCGCAGATGTTGGCACGTTGGCAGTGGCCAGAAGGTTGCAAGTCTGTTATGATATTTGGCGATAATGATGCTAGTTTTACGGGGCAGGCTGCGGCGTTTGAGTTGGCAAAGCGCGCGGCGTGCAAGGGGCTAGAGGTGCAAGTGTGTATTCCCGGCGTGATCTTTACGACTGGCTTCAATGACACCGATTATGCCGACATGGTGAATAATCAACACAAGGAGAGAGAAGATGAACAAGAATGATATTCGGATCGACGACACGGTTGAAGTCAAGTTTAAGGCAAAAGTCACCGGGAAATTAAGTGACATGGCTGAATTTGATATACGGTTTCTTAATATAAACCATACCTTGATGTACGTACCGTATGAGTTGATCACAGACGTGATTGCCCGCGCCGAAACTGACGCTGAAAAATCGCACAGCTAAAGGCTCGTGTGAAAGATTTAAAGGCGCAAGTGAAATGGCAAATTCAAAAAGCTGAGATTGAAAACAAGGTCAACATGGAAGCCATGCTTGGTGCGTTAATGAAAAACCGTTGACCAAATCTAACCGATTTAACACAAGGAGAGAGAAAATGGAAATTAGAGTTGATGACGTGGTTCAGTTGAAAGCGGTAAAAGTAAAAGAGGTTTTTCCTGATGGTGACTTTGTGTGCACCGTTGACGGAGTTGATCGCTATGTTTGTCAAAGTTTGATTGATTCGGTTTTTGAGCGCACTGAAACTGACGCTGAAAAGATTGCACGGCTGGAAGCTCGTGTGAAGGAGTTGGAGGCGCAACAAGAGCCAGAAGCGCCTTGCCTTCCAGACCAACTCGAAGGCTACGGCCCTTGGGCAAAAACAGTTAAAGTTCCGGCTGGAGCAAGAGTTCGTGAAGTAAGGACTATTGTTCACAACGGAGAGATTTTGTTTTGCGTAAAGTTAGCTTGACCCAAACCAATCGGCTGAGTATTGTTTTCACGAAATAAGGGGAGGCTCCCCACGCGACTAGCCAGCAAGGGTTAACATGAAACACCTCCCGATTTAGGGTAAAACCGCCCCCTTGCATTTTTGCGGTTAAGGTGTTTGGCTAATTTTTTTGGAGCGTTCATGACTGAAATAACGATTGAGTGCGATAGGCTTGGTTCTAAGTGGCTCGTATCAGGTGATCTTGAATGGCAATTGAGGTCTTACGAGATGATGGCGCTTTGTCCTGATGTGGTTGCTTGTTTGATCACGCCATCGGAAATTTACAGGCGCGCTGTAAGGTCGGTATCAGATCGGTTTGTCCAGTACGGCAACTGGTTTGACATTGATTTTCGTATCCCTCTTTTGCGTAGAGTTTCCTAATGTCCTACGGCGTATATCACACCACCCACGCAGCAGCAGAACGTGCCAAGGAAATGGCAGCAGGTCGCAAGGCTGCGCTCCGTGAGGCTGACGAACGATCGGCTGAGAGGCGGGGGGAAGTGAGGCAGGTTCGGGCGCTGGATGGGCTTGGCTTGCTTCATAAGGCGGGTGAGCTGACGGATGACCAACATCGCGTCGGTCTGGCTTATCAGCGGGCCTATGAGACGTGCGCGGGGCTTCGGGGCAGGAACGCACTCAACGACACGCCACCTGGGGATCGAGATACCGCTTTGCAGGCTGTAGTAGATGCTGGCAGGCTAATTGTGAAGTGCGAGCGGTGTTGCACCACGGCCGGCGAATTAAACGCTTTGCGCGCAATTGTGGGGCTTGGTCTTAGCGTTCGTTCTCAGGCTTCGGGGCGCAAATATCGCGAGATGTGTGATCTGGTTGTGTCGGTGTTGGGCAAGATGGTTGAGGCACGGCTATGAGCAACCAAGCCACCAACCAACCTCACCCACTATCCATCGCTATCACGGTGCGAGATCACTTTACCGACGCAATGATTGGTCAATATCGCTATGAGAGGCGGGATAAAATAAATCACAAGCAACCCTCTTGCGTTCGGAACAAATCAAAGGCATAAAGGCGCAGCATCTGATTTTGTGTCTCAGGCGCTTGTTTCCTCCTCCCCCACTCGGCTCGCTTCGGCGGGCCTTTTCTTTTGGTGATGTATGAACGCCTATTCTACAGAAGCAAGAGAGAAAATAGCCAAAGAGATACTAGAGCGCCTTGCAAAGGGTGAGCCGCTTGCGGTGATCTGCCGGGATGACTTCCTTTGCAATGCTGAAACTTGGCGAAGATGGTGTGACGCTGATGAAAAGTTGGCCATCGCGTACGCGCGCGCAAGGGAGGACGGCTTCGACGCAATCGCCATTGAGTGCTTGGATATTGCCGATGCAACGGGCAACGACACCAAGCGCACAAAGGACGGCGAAGAGGTTTGTAACAGTGAGTGGATTAGCCGCTCTAAGCTGCGAGTTGAAACGCGCCTCAAGCTGCTGGCTAAGTGGGACCCAAAGCGCTACGGCGAAAAACTTGCAGTTGGTGGGTCTGATGAGATGCCGCCAGTCCAAACCAAAGTCGATGTTACAGGATTAAGCGTTGAGCAACTTAGAGCGCTGTCAAGCATCCGTGTTTCAGGCGAGTGATGTATTTTTAGCTAGGCGTGAGTTAGCCAAGCGGTCTTTGTCTGACTTTGCGTTGATGGTGGACATTCCAACTGTCCCGCTAACGGAAAATGATGAAGAGGATCGGTTCGACACGTTACGGCAAGACAAGCTAGCTGACCATCATCAGCTTATTTGTGACGCCATTCAAAAGACGGTCGAGGGTGAGTATTCTAATTTGATGCTGCTGTTTCCACCGGGATCGGCAAAGTCAACTTACGCTGATGTGGTTGCTGTTCCATGGTTCATGGCAAAGTATCCACGGCGCAATGTTATCTTAGCAAGCTACGCTTCGGACATTGCTAAGAAGCAGGGCCGAAGAGCACGGCAATTGATTAAGTCTAAGTCGTTTCAAAATTTGACGGGCGTAACGCTTAAGTCAGATCAAAACGCGGCTGACGAATGGGCAATTGATAACGGCTCTGAGTTTATGGCTGGCGGTCTTCTTTCAGGCCTGACTGGCAATCGCGCGCATCTTGGCATTCTTGATGATCCTATTCGAGGCCGTGAAGCTGCTGAGAGTGAAACAATTCGGAATAAAACGTGGGATGCTTACATAGACGACTTTTGCAGTCGTTTAGTGCCAGGCGCTCCGCAAATTATGATTTTGACCCGTTGGCATGAAGATGATCCTGCTGGGCGCATTTTGCCTGTTGGTTGGTCTGGTGAAAGCGGTTTGGTTGAGGGGCGTGATGGGCGTCCTTGGATGGTTATTTGCTGTCCTGCGATTTGTGAACGAAACGATGATCCACTTGGTCGCAAGATTGGTGAGACGTTGTGGCCTGAATGGTTCTCGCTAGAGCACTGGAAGCCGTTTCAAAAGAACGCGCGCACTTGGTCCAGCTTGTATCAGCAAAAACCTTCTCCCGAAGAGGGTTCGTTCTTCAAAAAAGATTGGTTCAAGCGCTGGTCTGACCTGCCTGCGGTTCGCATTTACGGAACAAGTGACTACGCTGTCACGCAAGACGGCGGTGATTGGACTGTGTTGCGGATCTGGGGTGTGTCTGCGTCTGGTGGTGTTTACCTCATAGACGGATGGCGAGGGCAAACCACGTCAAACGTTTGGATTGAGCGGCAATGTGAATTGATCCGTAAGCACAAGCCTTTGTGTTGGTTCGGTGAGGCTGGCGTCATTCAAAAGGCTATTGAGCCTATGTTGTTAGTTGAAATGAGAAAGACTGGCGCGCGTTGTCGTTTAGAGTGGTTGCCGTCGATTACAGACAAGGTGACGCGGGCTCGTGGCTTTCAAAGCCGTGCTGCAATGGGTGAGGTTTGGCTTCCAGAAGGTTTGGAAGGCGATTTGATAATAGACGAGTTCACGCGTTTTCCGGCTGGAAAGCATGACGATGAAGTTGATTGCGGTTCATTGCTTGGGCGCGCGCTTGACATGGCGCATCCAGCAATCGGTGCTGTGACCAATACCAACAAGCCCAAACCTAGGGACTACGGCCTAAAACGGGCTTCGGAGGATAACTCGTGGATGACAGTTTAGACCAACCAGAAACCATGCAGGAGGAGGTTGATTACGGCCCCGAGCTTATGCGTGTGGTGGGTCTGGTTGAAGACAGCGTGTCTGACACAA